AGTTGCGGTAAGAAGCGTAGCACAGTTTTCACTATGTTGTTGATTTATTTACTGTTACCAGTGTGATGGTGCCGGGAGGGGGAATCGAACCCCCACAACCCTTTCGGGTCTGCGGATTTTAAGTCCTATTTACTGGGTTCTGCACAGAGTTGCACTATAATGCAGAATGTTGCAGACCTGCTTGTTTGGCAGTGTTTACAACGATAAAACGTTTGCACCCCGTTGCACACAGCCGCACGATAGTATGGAACCAACAGCCACCAAAACAGCCACTAAGGTTATTTTCCTCTTGACCAAGGCATATGACCGCTCGTATATTGATATTGGAGGTAATTATGGCTAAGAAAAACCCCGCTGCCGTTGCACTTGGCAAGCGCAGAGTATCGGGAAAAACCAAGGAAGAGTTGTCAGAGGCTGGTCGTAAAGCAGTCAATGCAAGGTGGTCAAAAACGAAAGGGAAAAAAATAATGACACCCAAAACTGAGATGTTGGTGATCGAGACGCCAAGGAACCCAGCGAAGCTAACAGCGAAGGAACTTATCGATTACCTCACACCTATAGCTAATGCTTTTCCAAAACAACTTTACATGCTATTCGCGGTTTGTGACGACGGGGACAGGGTTGTAACTATTGAATGGGATGATATAGAGGCAAATGACCAAGGCGCGCTAGTGAGCGAGATTTGCAAGGGAACGGTAGAGACAATTATTGACCAAAGTGCGCAAGCGAGCGAGCTTGCCAAGCGAACGGCGGAAGGCTTATTTCCGAAGAAATAAAACAGAAACGCGTCCCGCAAGTGCTAGACACTCACGGGACGCTAACCAAACCAACATACCCCATCATAGGAGATAGATGGAAATGGCTGATTTCTATAATACACCCACCCCAATCACGCGGAAGATCGACCTGCTTTTGGAGCAACTCCGAACGGAACGCGGCGAAGCGCCGGAAATGGTGACGACTTACGGCGTGCGACTTTGCCCAACTGAGCGCATGGGAGAGATTTACAGCGCCCAAATTGCCCACGTCAAGGCTCAAGGTTTCGCTTCCTGCTACGACGTAATGGCAAAGTTCAGCCTGAGCTATACCGAATCCGTCAGAGTTGTGGCAGCTCTAGAGTCGTTGGGAGTAGTGGAAGACTTGAGCCACTACGCAAATTCACACTTGGAGACGTAATTCCATGTCTAGTCTAAGAATACCAGACTACAAGTCTGGGAGCAACAAGACGTTGGCTTTTCCTGCTCCGGTTTCCTGCCCATCCTGCGGTAGAGCCTGTTGTGAGGATGAGTTAGGCGGTTGTTTTACTTGCGGTGATCAATTTTGCGATCAGTGCGATTCCATTTGCTCATGCGATCGTCTAGCAGCGGTGATGGAAAATCACGCGACCGCTGAGATGATGATCTTGCGTGCTGCAATGCGGGGAATTGTCACTCGTAGGGGGTGGTTAAAGCGCGTTCTGTGTTTCCTGGGTGGAAAGAGTTCGCTGTGAAAAATGTGAGGAAATTGTGGTGCCACGCTGAGGCACTGGGATGCACGCACATCGAGGTTGTACACACGGTTGAACGTGCATATCCCTTTTTTTTCAAAACTGCGAGCGCCGCGGAGAAGTTTAGAACAGCCGCACGCACGGCGGGAGTCAAAACCATCAACGTCAGGAAGGGGAGGAAATGATTTATACACCGTTCGGTTGCGAATGCACGATAGTTGCCCGAGAAAAAACCGGCACAATGGCTTACGGAGAAGTCCTGACCGTAAGCACCCATGACAACGAAGCCTGCCGTCAGTTTCGGGCTTGGGAACTCAAGGCGGATGGCGGCATTAAGGAAATTGCCCAGATAGCAGAGGCACTTCCATCCGAAGCTGTCGAGCCGGGGTTTGGCTTTGATGAAGCTAAGCAAGACAAAAACCCCTGGTAAGGAGATTACAATTGAAACGCATCACAATGGTGGTACTCACACTGATGTTCCTGGCGACGTTGGCCGTGGGGCAAGATAAACACCAAATTCCAGACGGTACGCCTGTCCAGCTTAGAAGCACTGAAGCCGTTTCCTCTGCCAGTGCTAAAACTGGAGATATCATTGATTTCAAGGTATTGGAAAATGTAGTCTTGAATGGTGAAATCAGGATCGCTCAAGGTTCTTCGGCACAGGGCACGGTGACTCTAGCAGAACCAAAGAAATGGGCAGGACGTGCAGGACGACTTGAAATCGCCATCAACTATGTGAGCATGCCAAACGGCGACAAACTACCTCTGCGAGCAACCAAGGAGATTAGCGGAGGTGGACATGGGGGAGCCGTAACAGGTGCAGTGATTGGTTCGGCACTTGTTTTCTGGCCCGCCGCACCTTTCTTTTTGATGATTAAAGGAAAGGATATTACGATTCCAAAGGGTACAGAAGTTATGGCTTACATCGTCAATCCTGATACACCTATTGCTGTTGGTGCCAATACGCACCCGGCCTTAGTGTTGAGTAAGGGCTGCGAAATTGGTCGAACCATTTTCAATCAAGCGCCGTCGCCTAAGGCATTCGCCATCTCGGATAATGGGCAGTGTGGGTACGCATATGGTGATAGGTTTACGGAGGATAAGGTAAAATACATTGCTTTGGAAAACTGCAAAAGTAAATCCAAAGGCGCCTCGTGCAGGCTAATAGACTAGAAAACGCCCAGGCAGAGAACTCAATCTCTGGCCTGGGCTTTTGTTGTTTCTACTGCACGTGCAGTAAAGTAACGTCATTACGCGGCGGGTGCAGGTGCCGGAACCGCGACGGGCTTAACGTTGAGGATCGCCACAACTGCGTTGATCATCTTCGTCAAGAACGCTGCATCGCAAGGAATCTTCTCAGCGGTGAGCAACTGCGTCACGACCGGGCCAACCAAAGCAGTCACTTCGGCAAGCTTCTGAACGCCTGTACCAGTCGGTGTTCCTGCGGCTGCCATCTTCTGCTCAACCAACACAACAGCGTTTTGAACCAACTCAATGGAGTTGACCACGCCAGTGATGGCTGCGACATCCTGTGGGAATAGAACCGACGCTAAAGCGGCGGCTTCGGGCAGATACTCTTTCACGACGCCTAAAACCTTCAGGGCGTCCTTACCGACAAGCTCCATTACACTGACGAACTTCTTTTCTTCTGTAGCTAGAGACATACTTCTCCTATCGACTTCTTAATTTAGTTTGTGGTTAAATACCGTGACCATAGTACAAAGCTTCAAGCATCTTCAGACCGACTTCTCCAGCAGTACTAAATATGCGCATTACTTTGTGCCAACCATGCGCGGGCTCTGGATGCACGAATTGGTGTGTATAATCCGCAGCATCTTTCAGAATCTTATCGCCCGAAGTCGTCATACCCTGCACATGATTTATAGCCAAAGGAATGTTCGGGTCGCCGATCACCTTGTTAGCGGTTTGGGCTGCCGTAGTAACTTCCTTCGTCGCATTGGTGGCCGCTTCTAGCAAAGGCACTACAGGCTTCAGGGATTCATTGACCGTCTTCACAGTCGCGTCAACGTCCGCCGCTATCTTGTTTCCGTTGTCTAACAGCGCGTTGACTTTCTTGGTGATGATGGGAAGTTCTTTCTTCTGCCACGCTAGTTCATTTTCCGAAGACTGCCGGGCTGCCTTAGCTGTCAGGGCCGCTTCTAGAATTAGGTGGTGAGTCTCGCTGCGCATGATGTTGACGGCTTTATCAACGTCCCTCACCGTCCAATCAATTCCCCACAACACGGCGGTTGCTGTATTGGCTGTGTTCCTTCCGGAGAGTGCCAGCATACCGTAGCACACCGACATAAAGCTTAGGGACAGCATAAGTGTCACCAAGGCGGCAACTAGAAATGCCTTGTTATCCCAGTTCATGGTTATACTACTTTTGGATCAGCCGGGACTTCGGCCAACCTGGGTTTAGGCGCGCCGCTGTCGCTATTCAGTGCATACATCAACGATGAATAAGCGCCGGACAACATACTGCCGAATATGACTTTGATCTCAAGTGCCAAGGCCAGCCAGTAAGCGAAGCCCAGGCCGGTGGCGAATACCAGGCTGAGAAATATCAGGATAGCTATCGCAGCAGATCGGGTGGTGAGGTCCATATAGTAATTTCCTTTGTTGTGCACAGTGTGCATTAGCGCTTGGGACTAAGTCTGTCGATGGATTTTTCCATGCGATCTAAGCGCAGGTACAAGTCTTTTTCGAACTGGTCAAATTGTTGATGAGTGACCATCTCATTCAAATTCTGTCTCCGATCTTGTTCATCCACTGCTTGTCGATTTTCCACGGCCCCGACCTTTGTCTGGACAACCGCTACAGTGATGAACAGCGAAAGGATACCGATGACGAACCACACAACCACCTTGTCAACCCACTTAGGGGACTTACTTTCCAGATCAGGCATTGGTGCTACCTCTTAATGGTTGTGTAGATGCTGGGGCCGGGTTCTCGACAGCGACGGGAGCTGGAGTTATTGGCGTGGGCGCAGGCGTTGGAACAAAAGGTTGCGGTTTGTTTTGCTCGATCAGTTTTTGCTTTCTTGCAGTTCCTGCGACCTTTTGAGCAGAAATATCGTGTCCATTGTCTTTGGCGTAAGTCTCCATCGCCGCTTGGTGGTTTTCCATTAATGTGACATGGTCTTGGATGACTTGCTGCCGCGTAGAACCAAGTAAAACAGGAACAAAAATATCGTGAGAACTGCCGAAATCGTCCATCAACACAATACGCTCCCGTTTCTCGTTGATTAACAATTCGGTTTTTACAATATGAACAGCCATGGTTAACTCCTAATGACTTGGGTTGGACAGTTTAAAATCATCAAGGTCATACAAATATATTACGTTGATCGTTGGCGGGAGATACATATCCGTCCTACGTCTTTCCTCGCTATGTATTGCCTTGTTTACTTTGTTCATTAGCACGAATGCGTAATTAAAGATCGGCAGTCCATGCTCCAAACAGATGTCGTATGCGTGCCGCAGCGACCGTCGTGAGTTGCAAAGGTCGTCCACCAACATCACCTGAACACCCGGTTTCGGTGTTCCTTCAATCCAGTTCAACAAACCATAGGTTTTCCGCTCTTTTCGGACGCTAAAGCTTGGGATCCCCAACATCAATGAGGCGCCAATCAGTAATGGTACGGCAGCGGACTCTACGCCAGCCATTTGAAAATTAGTGTGTCCTATATCTTTAGATATCCGATATTCGAACATTGCTACCACCACTTTCAGAAACTCGGGGTCGTAAAGTCCGCGACGGGGAAGTATTTGCCAGCGGTATTTGGTTCCTTCAATCAAGCCTGGCAACTCATTTCCCTTGTCGCGGCGCTCGATACAACGGGTGTCGATGTAGGTTTGTCCCCATCGCCACAACTGCTGATACTGAATGTCAGTCAGCATTATTCACCGCCACCGCCACCGCTCCCACCTGCGTCACCACCACTGGGGGCATCGCCACCACCGTCAGTGCCACCACTGTCACCAGATACTGATGCATAACAAGGCATCGTAGCACCAATTCCGCCGCCTGTTCCGCCACCGATAACGCCGCCAGTGCCGGCCAAATTACACGTCAACAATGATCCAATCGGAATATAAAAATCATCTACCGCCGTTGTAGCGTTGGTGACAAGATAGAAGAGTGTGGTTTGTGGGTTGTAGTAGCAATAATATCCAGTGTTTGGCAACATCCCCGTCCATGTGCACGGGCCTATTGGCGAGTATTCAATATCTGAACCCTGATAGACGGTTCCGCTCGTCCCAACACCGCCCGGCCCATAGAGCCGCACAGTGACTGAAGTGGTAGCCGTTACGCTGTCCAATGTCAGGTTGTTGGTCGTGTTTCTGGGAATATTGGACAGTATGCCGTTGCTATTTATTGTGCTATAAGTCGTGCTCACCGTTAGTGGGCCTACCACTTCTGTAGCAGAGTAAGCACCGTTAGACCTAACCGCCACGACAGACACATTGTATTGTTGCCCGCACACGACACCCGGTATGTAAAGTTGCACAGTTGTGCCGCTGACGGTAGCGACGGTTGACCATGCACCACCCACCTGTTGCATCTGCACAATAATGGAGCCGCCTGTCGTAATAAACGGGTCGTCGGGTTCCGTCCATGTTGCCAGTATCCGGGGTGTGAGCACACCATCAACGCCGATTACAGCCGTGCTGTAGCCTGAAGTAAGCGTCAGGCCGGTGGGGGCATCCACTTGAAGACTATCCAATGCCACGGGACTGATAGTGTCCTCCACTCCCATTTCCTCAACCGCACTCCATGAATAAACCGAAGGATCACTCTCGCATACATCCATTTCCACCGACAAAGACGGGCCTGTCTTCTCATCTTCAGGAATAGATGGGATAAATCGTAAACTCTGCACTTCCAGGTTTTTGTGATCCCACCCCATGATCGCAGAGGTCATCTGGAACACATCTGACGGTTGAGCTTGATACGCAGCAAGATTCATCGTCAGCGTGCCTGTACCTTGCTGACGATTACGCATTAAGAAGATTTTTGCGAGCCGCTGCACCGTAGAAACGCTTGTAACATATGGGTAGCGCCGGTCAACATGCAGCTTGTATCCTCCATCTTGCGCCAAGTTAGTGTCTGACGCATAGCCATGCAACGCGTCTTGTGCATACTCTGGGAAATCAGCAGGTTGCCATTCCCCGGAAAAAATGTTGGGGTCTTTTTGATCCTGGTTAAACCCCACGACGGCATAGGGATAGACCGGGGAAATGAATGTTCCTCTAACGGCGTTGACTAAGTCGCGATATTTTCTCTTCGGGCTCCATTTGATAGACCCCGTAAGCATACTCTCATCGAACTCCAAACCCGTCCCATACCACGCAGCCGGGAAAATCTTCCAGACTCCGCCCGAGTATGTCAACCTGCCTTCACAAGACATTAACATTCCGTCCAGAATGTCACCGGGAGTTCGGGACCAATCAAAGAAACCGTTGATGGTGTATCTTGATTCTGTTGTCGGTGGACTGACACCAGCGTAACCATCACACTGCCAATTGATCTCGTGGTCATATGTGATTGCAGACGTGGCATCATTCCAAGTGGGGTGTGATCCACCGCTGGTGGGAGGAACATCAGCACCGCTCTGACCAATACAAGTTTGTAAATATCCATTACTATCGATGATTGTATTTCCAAGTTGATACGCATAACCAGACCGCCATGTTTGCGGCGACTGATAAGTAGCAGCAATAGTGACTTGTTCATCGCATAGGTTCGCGGCAGCAATTAATTGTGCCTCATCTATCTCGGTTGCATAATCGCATCCCAACCCATAATCTTTGTTACAAAGAACGTCGGCGATAATCAAGGCAGCATTCTGCGTCCAGCCATAAGTCTCTGTTCGTGGGTCGTAGATATCATATTTACCGTGGATGGTTGCCTTGACGCCCGGTGGACCACTATACACACCAGAGTTGTAACCACAGTTAACGTAAGACGCACAGATATTATTCAGCGTGCAGGTGTTATCCCAGTGATAGTCACTGCCCAAACTACCACTCAGTTGTGGAAACCAATAACCTTCTGGACTACCAATGGTTGAGTAAATCCAAAGATTGTCGCCAAAGTTATAACTATTTCCACAGTCATCAGTGCGTGATCCACCACTGTCTTGTCCGCCTGCTTGTGGTGTGCCGACTGAAGGCAAGGGAACATCTGATTGACGACCGTCGAGATAGATACTGTCTATTGAATAGCAAGGATGGCTTGCCCACGCTATGATCTGATTCAGGTGGTGTTGGTTTCCCAAACAACTTTCATACACTACAGACCCTGACACCCGGCACTGACCGTATATGGTCTGGCGCGGCGCAGCAGGTAAGCGCACACTCATCGAGTTGCTGGGCCCGCCACGCAGCTCATCCGCGATGCCAGACAATACCATGGCTCCCCCCATGGATAGTATCGCCGGAAGCATATGTGCAAGCATAGACGGAAGTAGAGCATTTACTCCGGGCACTTCCATCGCCACCGCCGTACCCACTACAAGGGCCATCCCAATTGCTATTTTCGCCACGTTACACTCTCCATGCCCTGCGGCAAGCCAGCACGGCTACCTTGAATAATCCGTCAGTACCCACAAATAAACCGTCTATTCCATTAAGGTAGACTATACCTAACGCTGGTGCGCCTTCGTTATTGCATAAAACTACATCGCCACGCTGGGCTAACTTGACTGTTGAAAGCTCCTTAATGCCCGACTTAGCGAACTCAAACACAGCAACGTCTTCCACGGTCGTGCCACCCGTCACTTGCTTAATGATCGCCAGCGAACTTAGCATGTCGGTGTACTTGCCACGGAAGTCTGCCGCTACATCTGTGCCAGTCATTGCTTGAATGGCGTCAGCCACAAACAGAGCGCAGTCGTTAATACCATATTTAAATGGCTGCTTCTTTCTTGACTCCACAAAGTTGTGCAGTAACATTTCCCAATTTTGTTCTCGTTGTACCATGTTTTATCCGTGCCAATTGATGTTCGTGTCCTGCAAATATTGAACCCAGCGGAAACTGCCGTCGTTTGGATACCTGCTGCGTTGGTCAGCGTCTGTATACCGCCCGCCACGGCTGCGGTTAAGGTCAGTCAGCCGATTCTCTACAGCTATCGTAATTGATACTTTGTCACCGGCTACTTCAATACTTGGCTGATCCAGCAAGCCCATATACACGGGGATAGGGGTGCCGATTAAACCCCCGGCAGTATTGTTAAAAAATCCTAAATAAATGGAAGCGGTCCCGCCGCTGGACAAATCCGTCATGTTGGTCGTAAATAAATCAGTTGGTATGCCTGATAGCGTTATCGATATACCTTGTGCCTCTACGGTATTGGTTTCTCCAACCGTGGAAATTGATCCAAACACGCCGACCCCGAGATAGTTATGGTCGTTCCATAGCAGAGTTCCTACACCTGTCCAAACGTAAACCTGCTCAGTAGCCCACAATAATTTCGCTAGGAAGCAAGGATAGACAACGTTATTTTTCAAAATATTGGCAGTCGTTGAATCAAGATTACGTGACATATGATTACCTGACCTCGACCGCTTTAAATGCAAGCCCTACAATCTTGGTTTCTCGGAATGTGTACTCCCGGTCATTGGACACCAGATGGAAGAGTCCCTTACAATTGGTGAATGTCATAGCAGTTCCATTTGTCACCACTTCGCGCAAGCTGGGCCAAATCGTAATCGCCGCATAACCACCAGAATCAGAATTTACAGGGCTCAACACGTTGTAAAGACGGTATCCAATTTGGATATAGTCTCTTGGCATAAGCAGGTTATTGGAGAGCGGCTTCCAGCCACAGGTATTGAGTATGGTAGTGCCAGCAGCGTTCGTGCCGAAGACTACGGGAGTTCCCTGTGGACGCCCTGACGGCTTAGTCTTTGACGGGTCACCAAGTTGAAATGTGTTCAGTATGCCTCGGCATTCAAGCAAGAATGCCACCCAAGCGTCTGCGTCTGCGTTCTTCATTGAGGGTAGTGCTGCGTTTATTGTCCAGTAGTCACCCCCTACCCAGTATTGCATCTGGGTTTGTGACGTGAATGGTGAATGAGTTGCTGCTACGGCATCGTGGGCGGTAAAGTCCAATTGCTTCCATGCAGGCAAGCTCGGCATCGAGATAATATTCCAGCCGTTGAAAGTGCCGATGATGCTCACAGTTCACACCCGGTAAAGTAAATCTGTGCCGGTGTTGATCCTGCCTGCACAAGCTTGGTGGCATTGCCAGCAACCAAGCCACTCGTGACCAACACTTGGAGCGACACACTGCGATATCCTGCTATATGTATTCCCAAGCCTGTGACAGCCACGTCGCCGGCGGCGGCATTCCAAAGAGACAAAGTGCTTAGCGTTGTAGTCGCAACTCCTGTTGGGGGGACTCTGGGAACAACATCGAATATGAAATCGACAAAGGCTTGCCCTCCCGAAGCTGCTTGGCCCGAGCCCAAGCTATCGTCGGCTCCTGTCCCTGTCCACAAGGGTAAGTAACGCTTGCACAACATCAACTCCAACCCATAAGGACGGCGCTCAAACGGAGTGGCGACGGTGCCAGCTTCAAGCTGGACGTTGCCTATAGTCCAGGTGCCAGAGGTCTGCGCACCCACGCTGAACACTACTTCAATGCCCGTCGTTGCGGCAGACGGGACGTTGATGCTGGCGCTGTACCTAGCGAGCGCACTTGATACCGTGAACGTTCCTGTGGCAATCTGCGTTTTCGTTGGTGATGCCAGCGTGCCGAATGTGTCAGCAGTGGTTGCGTAATATGCTTTCCACGTCACTGAGGTTAACAGGGAATTTGCTAAGTCTACTGAAAATATCGCTGAAGTGTTGTTAAGATCGTAAGTGTTGTTCGCTTCTAGTCTGGTAGCGAATCCAATGGCTGTAACACTTGCTGCGCCAGTGAACTGATAGCGATACTGTGAAGATGCGCTGCCCGCAACCTGTTGTCCCGTGACATTCGCCCCCGTGCAGTAAGCATAGAAGCGATCTACCGTATAAGCGAGAGCTGCACCAGCCGTAATCGTCTGTGAAGCACCAGAATTTCTCTGGTTAATCCGCATATCTCCGTTGATGATGCGGTTGCGCATGGTGGGCTGACCACCGTCGGCGAGCACTTCACCTGTAGTGTTGCTGAAGACGGCATAGTCACCAGTTACCGAGCTACCCGGACCCGTGACATTACCCGCACCAGATGGCGTCCCCCACGCATTATCACCACGCAGAAAGGTGGTAGAACTTCCGCCAGTTGGTATCTGGGCGATTGGCAGGTTGCCTGTGGTCAGGGCCGAGGCTGAAATTATCGGGTGAACGTGGTCTGCTCTTGCAAATCGTGTGCTTGTGCCCGCACTCACACTTCCGTCCACTAATGGATTAGCCGAAGCCGCTTGGGCAAGCACAAAAGCATCAGTCGCCACTTTGGCGGTGTTATCGTCAACCCCATTAGTCGTTGCCGTTGTACCCGAAGGCAAGGGTGAAGTTCCTACTACGGGAGACACCAGCACTTGTGGAATGGCTGGCAAGTTCATACTCGGGTCCCAAGCATCAAAGTTGATACCACCATCGGGCACAACCACGTTTACCAAGACTACATTGGTTCCAGTGGTCGTGTCCGTAATCGTGACGGTGTAATTGAGATTGGTTGGGGCAGAGGTGGAGGACGGCGACACATGGTATCCGCTGTCGATAACGCCAGTCGTGATCGCTGCCGAGGAAGCCTCAATCATGAGACCGCCTGATGCCGCCAGTGCGGGAATAGGGTTGCCTTTTCCGTCTGTCGGCTGGAAGCTGATCTCCCCGTGTGCCAGCAAATTTCCTGATGCATCTTGAATTTTAGTGCCTGTGATGTTTACCCAACTCATATCCGCCTCTTAAAAACTGCTGTAGGTGTCCAAATTAAGACCGCCCGATGTAATGACTACGTTTTTCAGTGACACGCTGTTGCCCGTGACCGTGTCGGTTATGACGACGTTGTAAGTGCCCGGCTCTACGCTTACCGATACAGCACCGTTGCTGATCGCCGCCGTAATGCCCTCAACAACAAATCCTGAAGACTGAAAGGGTGCAGTAACTTGAAAATTAATCGTCCCGCTCACCAGATTCCCAGAACAGTCTTGTATCGAACTAGCTGATACTGTAGTAGCCATAGTTACCTTCCGGACGAACTAGCTGGACGGCGCGACTGCATTTCCTTATGCGCGCTTAACGATTGCTGAACCGCTGTCATGTGTGATTCTTTTATGGCTTTTCTGACCCGCATTTCAGTGTCCGCAGGATTGGTGTCACGGGCGTCAATCGTGTAGTTGTAGTTGTGCGTATCTCCACCGCCCAACATCTTCTTTGTGTCGGCGTTGCTGTGGACATGACCAGCCATACCCGTCAAAAGCTCGGGACCTTTCTCGCCAACCAGCGTCATACCATATGGGTCAATGTCTCCGCCACCTGCGGCAGCACCAAAGTCTCCAATGCTGCTAAAACCAGACGTTAATCCTCCACCAGCACCACCATCCCCAAATAGACCAGCTAAACCACCTGCGCCACTACCACCAGTTGGCCCACCGCCGACGTTGACAGAAGCAGCGGTAACCGTGACAGTTGATGCCTGAATCATTTGCGGCATCTTCAACCCACCCATACCGGGGATTTTGGATATTAGGTTCCCCTCAATACCTTTCAAACCTATCTTCATCGTGCTGCCAGCAAGACTATCGAAGAGCGACTTCCAACTGGTCTTCTGACCTAACAGCATCTTGGTTAGGTTGTCGTTGAACCCGCTAAACGCTTGGTCAAGTGTTTGTGCGGCTTCTTTGCCATACTGCCGTGACTGGTCAACGAAGGTGTTGAAGAACCCGCTAACGGAGTTCATGTGCCGTTTTTCGGTCTTCTCCAACTCTTCGGCGTAGACTTGCAACGCCTTTGTCTGCTGCTCCCAACTAATTTCACCCTTGTTACCAAGACTTTGTAACTCAGCGGCGTAGACATTAAGTTTTTCCTGCGTGGTGAGAACCGCTACGTCAACCTTAGACAGCAACGCTGCCTGCTCTTTTAGGTTGTTATTGAACTTCGCTATTTCCTGCTCTTGTGTAGTGCCAACCAGTTTTGGCATCGCTGGCACGAAATTTGGATTAATGATGTTGGAAATACCAACAGCCATCTCCGCTCGGGTGTCTTGCTTGGGTGTGGTTTCAATGCCCGCTAGTTTAAGGATAGAGGCGTGTGTTTCTTCTATTGCCAGTTGTGCATTGTGTTGGATCAAAGCGTCCGTCATGCGGTTGACGGAGGCAATTGCTTTTTCACGGTCGGCGGTAACTTGTGCGGTGGAAGCATGAACCTTATTCAGATTTTCTGCTTCCTTCTCAAACGCTTTGTTAATTTCAGCGGTTGCTTTCGCCTGAAGTTCCCTTGCCTTGGCTACGAAGTCATTAGATTCTGGCTTGATAGACATTTTGTCTACAGCCGCCGCCATTGCGAGACGGAATTCCCGATACTGTTCCGCCAGTTTCTCCAACGCCGATCTGTTTTCGTTGAGTGCGGTCTGAGAATTAACCGTGGCTCGCTTTTCAGAATTCGCTATCTCATCGTCAATACCACGCCGCTGCGCCTGTTTTTGATATATTTCCTGTTGGAGAGCGTCTAATTGGCTTTCGGAGTAGACGGGTGATCCAGCGGAGGGTGATGTGATAGCCGCCTGATTCGCATCCTTCCATGACTGTTGTAACGTCTTGAGACGTGTGATCGTAACATCAATGTTGTTACGCTGCTCTTTTAATGGGTCTTGTTTTGGCATGCCTACATCATGCCCACCAACGGTGGCACTATTAGCCCCCTCTAAGATGTCGGTGACTCCAGTGTTGGTCTGTGCGGCTCCGCCACTAAGTAAACGTATGAACCAGTTAGGTTGGCTGTCTTTCAGCAACTTGATAGATTCAAGATTGGCTTTGTGTAATTTCTCATAAAGAGACCCTGCGGCAATTTGTGCTTCCAGCAGGGCAACTTTTAAGTTGTTGACGGGTTTATGCTCCAACTTGGCAATTTCAACATCCAACTTGGCATTGGTTAACTCAATTTGTTCATTTGACCTGAGTTGGCTAGTCTGCAACGTTTTCCACGCGTCAGCGTTCTTTTTAGCAGCCTCACCCGATATGTCAAATGCTTTGGCTAGTTCGTATGCTTTCTCAGCAGCCTTGACCAGCACTTCGGCAATAGCAATGACAGCAACGCCAGCGAACGCGGCGGACATAGCCTTGCTAACGCCGGGCAGTTGGCTGACGAAGCCACGCAGGTGTCGCGGCAGACGGACACCCAACTCTTCGCCCAGCAATGCCAGTGAAGCGTTGGATTCTTTGACTTCTCTCTGCATCGCGGACTTGAAGTCTTTGGCTGAGTCTTTGGCCTTGGCAAAGGCTTTGTCGATGTCTGAAGAAAAACTGGCCACACCACCAGCACGCAACGATACAGAGATTGCGCCTATATCAGTAGTTGTTGACATTACAAACCCCTTACTGTGTCTGGCAGGTGATCTGCCATCGTGTTACAAAACGCTTCGAGCGCGGCCATCTTACTTTCTTCAAAGGCTGGTCTGATAAAAGGAACCGCCGCCTCACGGCAGGTGCCGAACTCAGCAAACTTGGCCCAGAAAACTCTGCGATCAGGCCCTACCCGCACCATTCCACCATCTTCCAAGACCATCATTTCAGTCTTGATATCGATGCTTTGCCGTAGAGCTCCGTAGACTACCTCGTGTGTGAACTTAAACCAGTGTGGGCCGTATGGCGCGCGGGCTTCTATCGCGGCTTGAAACACTTCACCGCCCGCCATCAGCGCGTCTTTCAGGGCTTTGGTTGCCAGCTTAGGGCCTAAGGCTTTCAATTTCTGTTCAATTTCTTCCAGCCCATCTAGGGTAACAATATCGTCGCTCATTATTTATACCTAGCTTAAAGAACCGCTATGATATTGAGGCAGCCACTCTGAGGAGTGGTGAGAATTGCGCCGCCAGCAAATGTGATTATCACTCGGTAGAGCAACTGGCCCGCTGTTGCGAGATCACCCGTAGCGAAAGTGTAGCAACATACGCCGGTTTTCGGCGCTGGAATAGACATCGTTTTTGACACAAGCGCACCGCCGTTGATAACCCACTCAATCGTCGCGCTGGCGCCGGTCAAGTCAATGACCGACCCGTCCACATTGGTACAGGTGACTGATATAGTAGTTGCGGTGTCTCCGCAGACGACTGTTTGGACTGACATATTTCTGCCTCTTGTTTGCTTACGGTGTCGAACCGGAGTTCATTAAGGTGGTTGTTTGCTTGGCGCAGATGACTGTTGCCCTGAGTAGGCGAGCAAACGGCATGATCTGATTTAAGTCAGCCTGTTTGGAGCATACGGCTATCGCTTGGATCAAACGTGTGGCCGTCATGGTCTGGGAGATTGTCCTGGCAACACTGACCGCAACGACAACAGCAGGCTCGCCAATCATGAAAAAATTGTACCCGCCTTCGCCGTAACCTCCATTGTTGTACCCGTAATTAGCCATGCCAGATGCCCCTACTGCATACTATGCAGCCGGAATACTTGAGTTCCTTTACCACGTTGCTAGTGCTGCTCTCTTCCAAGTGGAAGCAGCCGTGCAAACATAGATGTAGTTAGCGTCGGCTACGATGTCACCTTGATTGCCAGCAGCGGAAGATGACGCCGGTGTGGTTGGTGCCAGATTGACCTTTGTTGCTTTCAACGTGCCACTATTATCAGCCGCCGTGCCGTTGCCAACTGCTACGACACCAATACCACCACGAGACAAACCAGTGTCAAGAGCCCCAGTAGCAAGTGAGGTTGAACTAAAACCAAACACCTTGCCGCTGGCTACCAGTGCCCCATTTGCGCCTATAAGACTGTTGCCAGCACCGTCACCTAGAACAGAACCATACAAAGGTGCAAAGCCGCTGTTGTCAGCATATTTTACATTTATGCTAGATCCAGACCGATTCAACATCGGATAGGAACTGGTTGAGCCACCTAGCTGTATAACACCTGTCGTGGCGGCGGCTGGCAAAGCACCAGACGGAGTTACTGAGCCTGTATCAATCCAGGTCAATGTTGAACCGCCGACAATCGTTGCCATGAGCAACTCGCCGCCAGCCGTTCTACCGTAGACTTTGTATCCCGTTGCGCCTGCAACCTGTGCCCAATTGACTGTAACCACATAATCGTCGGCACCAGAACCAGTGGTAGTGGAGGTTTCAGCAGAAGCCACCGTTGTGCCAAAACCGTCCGTAGCAGCAACCCGATAATAATAGGGCGTTGCATGGTGTAAAGAGCCAGAGTTATGGGCAGATGAGAATGCTGAATTTACAGGTGTAGCCAGCGCAGTTATGACTAGCTCATTCAACGATGCTTGGATGGCTGTGAGCGCGCCTGTGAAGGTTGGTGACGCCAGCGGTGCATACGTGTTCGCCAGTGCACCGCCCAACGACAGAGCGTTGGTTGCGGTATCCGCCGTGCCAGCAGTATCAGCTTTGCCCTGCAACCCAAGGGCATCTGTGATGCCGTAGCCGCTTAAAGTTGTAGGCGTCTTGGTGATCGTAGACCACGCCCACGAAGTAGGCACGGTCGGTATTGTCGGTGTACTGGATAAGTCGTTATAAGAACCAGACGTTGCGACCGTGGCTAGAGAAGGCTTATTGAGCAGCACACCGATGCCGGTAGCTGCATTCCAGTCTGTCTGAACTTGCGCAGCGGGGATCGTCGGCTTACTTGAAAGATCAGCGTAAGACCCACTAGTTGCGACGGTCGCCAGCGACGGCTGGTTCAATATCTGCGCTACACCGCTACTAGCGTTCCAATCACTATTGACCTGCGCGGCGGGAATAGAAGGCTTGCTTGAAAGATCGTTGTAGCTGCCAGAGGTTGCGACTGTAGCTAACGATGCAGTATTAGCCTTTTCCCCGACAGCTGTATCAATGATAGTCAGGTCGGAGTTGAGAACCGTGCCCCACGAGGGATCTCCTGTAGCCGGTAGAGTTAGACCTAGAATTGGTGTAGTGTTAGCCATTATCCCTTCTGTCTCGCGATTAGCTGCCCTTGTAGGAACCCGCGAATAGAGTTATTAATACTTTGGCGGTTGACTCTTGGTTTACGGGGCTGCTTCTCAACTTTTTTTCGCCATTGACTAGGCATGAAATCAACTGGTGCCTTGCCGACTTTGGGAGCACCAAGCGAGAAATTGACTATTACCGACGCCAATATTCCATTGAGCAGTTCTTGGTGTTCAATCTGTTCTCTGTGACGTTTCAGCAGAGCGTCAAACTGGCGTGGTGTCATTGCCATGAACTCGGCATCGTTCAGGTGCAGGTTGTACCGCGCACAAGACCAGTAGGCCAACCACTGTTGTGCCGAAGTGAGCTCTACTCCGGCTTTGGTGCGTTTGGGCTTTGGTCTACGTCCTTGTTAGGCTCCGGATGAGACTCAGTAAATGCCTCAGTCAGCGCCCTAGTAATCATGCCAGCGGTCTTCAGGTTGAGCAGAGAACCGGCAGATTCGAGGGTGGTATCAGGCTGAATTCTCAATAGGGCAGAGAAAAGCAGTGCTCGTAGCTTTGTGGCATCAACGGAACGGAAATCCAGTGCATTAAGTAAGTTCAGTCCAGTGGAGGCTTCCGCTTGGCATATAGCATTAAACGAAAAGCACAAATAATATGTAACACCATCTACTTCAATTGATACTTTCGGGAGTGTTGGGTCTACAAATACTTTTTTCGCCATAAAAAAACCTCAGGGCGGTTTTACCCGCCCCTTCGAGAATGGTATTAACTACCTGTTACCGGCGTTAGACCGCCGCTGATCTTCAGTTTGCAAGAACCAACCTGCTTCTTGGTAGGTTCAAAGCTGTAATCACACTCGGTGATCAAAGCCTTGAAGGTGTATGAATCGCCTGAAGTAGTCTGGGTAGGGGTTTTTTCTAGCTGAATTGTGAAGGGATTCAACTGCCCAGCGGCGAACGCTGCCTCTAAAGCGATCTGGCCGGCATCAGAGGATACACGGTTGAAGTCGCAGGCCCATTCGCCCATGTCGGCGATAGTCGCGATGAATTCTTCTACGGTGCTGGACATATTGGTGGCGTTATCGGTCCCGAACTTGCGACCAGACAGCTTCAGTGAAGTGATTTCTCCAATTAGGACGGGTGTGGTGCCGATGGACAGGGTAGAACCTGCACCAGTTACGGCCTTACTGCCATTATAAGACATTATTTTTTTCCTCTCAAAGGGGCTAGGGTTTGTGATTGGGTACTGCGTGAAACTTAGAGTGTGAATGCGAAGTCGGTGTTTGCGCGGTAAATCAGTGCCTGAGAATCGTACAGGTCTATTTCACTGACTGACTCAGTAAATTTAACAATTGTTCCGTCACCCAAGTTTCCCATGTAGCCGTCAAGCAGGACGTGGAGTCTCGCCTGGACGTTCTTGGCGTCAGCGTATGATTTACCGCGACAATCGAAACTGATACGGGAGAATGACACAGCCGTCAGATCGAGATTGACGGCGTTGCTTGCGCTGATGGTGCTGTACACGATGACCGGGAAGGTGTTGGCGTTCACAGGCATGATCACTGGATATATCCTACCGCCTATAAGTCCGTGCAGGATTGTGTCTGAAAGAAGGTAATTTACAATTCCGCCTTGGATCATTTACGCTACCTCATCGAGCACGTACGCTATAATTTTTAACTCTCTATGGCACTGCTCTATATCAGCAATAGCTTGTATCACGTAGGTTATGCCCTCACAGATGATGCGGTCCTGTGGTGCAATGGTTATTCTTCCCCCAGGATAGCGGATGGAGATGAAGTATACGGATTCAGCCACGAACTCGCTGGGGGCATACTGCATCTGCTCGCGACTGACTTCTACAGCACCCCAACAAGTATAATAAGGAGTCCACGTCTGCACCGGGCTATTTAGGCTGTCAGTGCCAGTATCGGCGCCGGATAAAAATGTCAGGCGCTTCCGCTTGTCACCCGTCCTCGTATATTTAGAGATCATGATTTAAGCCCGTAGCCCTAAGGCAGATACTCGGCTGCCTGCTAATAGTCGCTCCACAACAACCGGGGTGTCCATAGAATCGTCACGATTCTCATAAAAATAGGTAATCAGGATTTTCATCACCGTGAGAATGATTTCAGGTACACTGCTGGTGTAGCCAGCCGTGTAAGTCAACTGTACCGAACAAGGGTAAGAAAGCGCGACGGGCCAGAATTGGTTGTACACCGGGCAGACTCTCGCCGGTTCTGACGCTGTATCGACAACGTAGCGAGATGGGTCCAGCGTCGTGTAGACGGTAGGGTTTCCGCCGTCTTGCAAGTACTGCAGCGACGTAACTTCAATAAGTGGTGCACGCGGCAGGTAGATACACTGCGAATCCACCCACGACTGCACATAGCTGGGGTATGATGTACGCGCCGGAGCCGTCAGGTGGGGATATGCATACGGGAAAGCGTCGAGATTGTAGGTCCAGGTGGATGCAATCAGAGTTCTGCCTGTGAGCAGTTCGGCGCGTTCTCGAGCAGCCGTGATCAACCCTGATACTAAAGTATCATCGTCTGTGGCGTCCTGTTTCAAAAACAGCTTCGCCTCGTCGAGGGAGATGCTTTCGGTACCCGTTATGACCCTTTTTAGTGAAACGCTCATGCTATTACCTTCTGCTGCGTGCTTTTGAGTCTTTGGTACTGACTGCGAACTCGGGTTGTGGCTGGTCGATGATTTCTACCAGAGACTGAGCAGCCCATCGCGCAGCAGCCTCTTTTGTGACGGCGACGGTTGCACCGGGAATATATTGCACGAACCTCTCGTGAAACCGTTTTAGAACTTTGATTTTTACCTGTGTCATAGTTATGCTGTAACCTCAAATTGACCTTTCGCATTACGTACTCTGGTCGTATCTATGCCCGCAATGCGCCTTGCTGCTCTTCGTTTCTCATTATAGACTGCTCGCCGTAGCTTCTTTCGCTCAGCATATAAGTCAGCTTTTGCCTTGTGTTTCTCTCGCTTAACATCCGACCATGGCTTACCTTCGTGAGATAAACTCTGGTTGCGTATTGCGTCAGGTGAAGCTTTCTTACCTTTGTTACACGGCGTTTGGCCCTTAACAAACTGCATAGCATTGGGGTTGGCCTTATGGAACTCACTCAACAGTTGCCGCGTTTCGTCTGAAAACTTGACGCCTGTGCGGATTGTTGACCAAAGAGACCGCGTCTCGGCAGACGGTTTGTAACCTGTCGTACCGTCCCCACCCTTAGTGAGGTTGTAACCACACTTCGGATCGTTCGCGTGGAAATCTGCAATTAGTTCAATTTCCTGTTTCTTCAAATCTGCGTCTGTGTTGAAAAAGGGCATGACAGGCATGACTGAGAAGTTCTCGATGCCATACTTGCGCATAGCGCGATGAAGGTAGGTCTTCTTACCATTACATGCATCCCATTTGTGTCGGTTCCACCTTCTCTGAAGGCTATCTACGGTCTTGCCGACGTAAACCTTACCGTTGATAATATTAATGATCAGATAATTTGTCATAGTTAGTCATAGGTACTCAAAAGTAGAAGGGGAGTTTCCT